GCAGTCTCCGCCTCTACGGCCCTGCCGGCAGCCTGATCGGCATCGCGGCCAGCCTTGACGAGGCGCAACGCATCATCCGAAAGAAGGCCAAGCAATGAGCTACGATTCACAGACCAGCACGATCCTGATCAACAAGCTGCGTAAGGACGTCGACAGCCTGACGCAGAAGATCGCGCTCATTGAGGACCGCAAGGCCTCGGGCACACCGGGCGGCAATGGCGTGGCAACGACGTGGACGACACGCGACCTGAACACCGTCTCAAGCGATCCGAGCGGCCTGATCCTCGACCTGGCCAATAGCGAGTTCAAGTTGGCTGCCGGTGCCTACCAGATCCGGGTGATCAGCCCGTTCCACCATACCCGGGAGACCCGAATGCGGGTGTATGACGTCACCAACAGCGTGGTGATCGGATACAGCGCCTCGGACGACGTCACCAACCAGGAGAGCCAGTACCTGCACACCAACGTGCGCATCACGCCGCACAAGGACACGGTGTACCGGCTGGAGTACTACATCACCAGCAGCGGCGCATCGCACCTTGGCACCGACTCCTCGATCACCGGGGTTGATGAGATTTACACGGTCTGCGAGATCACCCGGCTCGACACCGGAGCCACCAAGCCCCTCGGTGCCGGCGGTCTGCAGGGTCCGCAAGGGCCTGCTGGCCCCACCGGCCCTGCCGGCCCCCCGGGACCCACCGGCGGCGGTGTGACCAGCGTCAACGTCTCCGGCGGCCTGACCGGCCTGACGACCTCGGGCGGCCCGATCACCAGCAGCGGCACAATCACCCTTGGAGGGGTTGTAGCCGTGTCGGCAGGCGGAACTGGTGCAACCACTGAGGCGGCTGCCTTGACGAGCCTGGGGGCCTACCCTGCGTCGAATCCGAATGGCTACACGTCGAACACCGGCACGGTGACGTCCTTCGGGTTCACCAATGCCAACGGCGTGAGCGGTACGGTCACCAATGCGACCAGCACACCCAACCTGACCGTAGCATTGGGTGCCATCACCCCGACCTCGGTGGCTGCCTCGGGCACGGTTACCGGCAGCAACCTGTCGGGCAGCAACACCGGCGACCAGACGATCACGCTGACCGGGGATGTCACCGGGTCTGGCACGGGGTCCTTCGCTGCGACCATTGCCAACAACGCGGTGACCTTCGCCAAGGTGCAGCAGATTGCCACCGACAAGATCTTGGGCCGCGATACCTCGGGCACGGGTGTTGTTGAGGAATTGACCGTCGGCGGCGGTGTGGAGTTCACAGGCTCCGGAGGCATCCAGACCAGCGCCTTCACCGGGGACGTCACTAAGGCTGCCGGTGGTACGGCCCAGACAATCGCCACCAGTGCGGTGACCTACGCCAAGATCCAAGACATCTCGGCCGCCTCAAGACTACTCGGCCGCGGTGCCGGTGCCGGTGCTGGGGTCGCCCAGGAGATCAGCCTAGGCACCGGCCTGTCGATGTCTGGCACCACGCTGTCGTCGACTGCTGCCGGCTCTGTGACGTCGGTCGACGCTTCGGGCGGTACGACAGGCCTAACCTTCTCGGGCGGCCCTGTGACGACCACAGGCACGCTGACGCTGGCCGGCACGCTGGATGTGGCCAACGGTGGCACCGGAGCGACCACGGCTGCCGGAGCCCTGACCAGCCTCGGGGCCTACCCCAACAGCAACCCGGCCGGGTACACCGCCAATGCCGGCACCGTGACCAACGTGTCGGCTTCGGGCGGTGCCAATATCTCGGTGGCTACCGGCAGCACCACCCCGGTGATCAGCCAGGTGGCGGCTACAACCACGCAGAACGGCTACATGACCTCGGCACAGGCCACCAAGCTCGACGGCATTGCCGCAGGGGCTTCGGTGACGTCTGTGGGCGTGGACGGTGGCACGACAGGCCTGACCACCACCGGCGGCCCGATCACGTCGTCGGGGACGATTACGCTGGCCGGGACACTGGCTGTGGCCAATGGCGGTACCGGAGCCACAAGCGCAGCCAATGCGCTCACCAACCTCGGAGCCTACCCGGCGAGCAATCCCAGCGGCTACACCAACAACACCGGCACGGTGACCAGCGTCAATGTGTCGGGAGGCAGCACCGGGCTCACGACTTCAGGAGGCCCGGTGACGGCCTCCGGCACCATCACCATCGACGGTGTTCTGAGTGTGGCCAATGGTGGCACCAGTAGCACCTCGGCATCCTCGGCCATCTCCTTCCTGGCCGGCGCAACGACCAACGGGCAGTACCTCCGAGGCAACGGCACCGTGGTGCAGATGTCAGCCATCCAGGCCGTCGACCTGCCGCAGATTGCCCTGGGCGGATCTGCTGTCAGCGGGACACTAGGCGTGATCAACGGCGGCACAGGCCAGTCCAACGTCTTCAGCGACGGCGATCTGCTCATCGGAAAGAGCATCGGGAGCACGCTTGCCCGGGCAAAGCTCACCGCGGGCACAAACATCACCATCACCAACGGCTCCGGCACGATCACCATCGCAGCCACAGGCACTGGCACCGGCAACGTGGTGGGACCCGGCAGCGCGACGGATGGCGACTTCGTTCTGTTCGATGGTGCCACCGGCAAGCTGATCAAGGGGGCGAGCTACCGCCAGTCCGGCGGCGACTTCATTGGGCCGATTGGCGGCAGCTCGATGATCGATGGGTTTGTCTACATCCCGGCAGCATCCAGCAATCCATCGGGCACGCCGACCAACGTGAGTGGGACCAATGTGCCTATGTTCTTCAACACCAACAGCAACACCCTGCACATTCACAACGGAACAACTTGGAAATCTGTCACGTTGACATAGTCTGAAGGCCCCATGAAACACTCCTTCCCCTGCGTCGAGTCAATGCGGCGCGTGAACCTCTCCAACGGTCGAGTGGTGCGCGTCTGGCGCGACCGCACCAAAGAGAACCTATCGGCCTCCTACGACGACGCGGACATCGTGTCGACCTGCATCGCCAATGCCACCAACGACACGCAGCTCCTGGCCGCACTGGCCAAATTGAAGGGCGTGAACGCTGTCGAGCTGGTCGACGCCAACGGCCAGGGCACCGTGGTCTACACCGCCTGGCCGTGACCTACCGCAACCGGACAAACCGGGCGATAGTGGTCGAAATACTGGCCGATACCGCGGAGCTGCGTTTGGGCGAGCTGCGGTGGCCCGTGGTGGTCTACCGCCGACTCGACAACGGCACGATCTACGTGCGCTCGAGGGCCGAGTTCGAGGCCAAGTTCTGCCCTGAGTGACCCCTGTTTGACCCCTGCAAACATTGGGTTTTCTCTCAAATCTACAGAAAAACAGTTTTTTGTGTAGACTCATGTCTGCCTCTGTGGCAACTTGACGGCCGTCGGTCCAATCAAGTCGAAAGCGAAACACCATGAGCAAAACAATCAACACCATCGAAACCGATGTTCGAAACGTCTGCAACGAGCTGCGCAACGATTGCAAACCGGAATCGGTGCAGCGTCTCACCATCGCGCTCAGGCAAGGCACAGCAGCCATCGAGGCTGACAGTGGATTCATCGCCTACACCAAGGCCGCATCGCTGAATGTGCCTCAAAACGATTGGAACGGTCTAGCTTCTGCCGTGCGTGAAGCAGTGGCCGCTTGGGAAATGGCGGTGCTTTATCGGGCGCAAGTCATTCACCATAAAACCCGATAACTTTAGGCCCGGGTGGGGCCAATACCACCCAACCAGGGGCGCGACTGGCCAACGCGCAACACTCTCAAAACCATGACCACAGACATTCAATTCCCGATGGCGCACATCGTTCCAAGCAAAGGCTTGGCCACATTTGAGGTGCATTCAAAGGACACGATTCATCGGGTGTTCATCGTGAAGGCTGATAGCCCTGAAAGGGCAAAAGATAAGGCCAAGCGTTTCTGCTCTAAATACAAACACCCGTTCAAGTCATCATGCGTTTTGCTTTGTTCATCACTCTAATCCAATGACTACCATTTCCAACCTCATCAGCGCTCTGATCATCGTCGAGTCCTCGGGCAACGATCTTGCCATCGGCGACAACGGACGCGCCCTAGGCCCCCTGCAGATCCACCGCGGCGTGGTGCAGGATGTGAACCGGATCACCGGCAGCCACTACCGGCACCAGGACATGACCAACCGGGTGGCGGCCCGGGCTGTGTGCGAGGCTTACCTGAAGCACTACGGCCGCGGAGCCACCACCGAGCAGTTGGCCCGCCGTTGGAATGGGGGTCCTACCGGGGACCGCAAATCTGCCACCGAGGCCTACTGGGCCAAGGTTAAGAAGCAACTGAAATGACCAAACCGAAAACCATCAACGTGACACCCACCACCCACAAGGCCCTGCGAGAGTATTGCCTCGCCGCCGGCCTTAAACTGCAGGCGGTAGCCGACAAGGCGATTCAGGCCTGGCTCCGAAAGGCATCGAAGTGAAACGGATCTTAGCCATTGACCCGGGCCTGTCCGGCGGCCTGGCGCACTACGGCCCCAGCGGTGTGACACTGGACGCCATGCCTGCCACCGACGCCGATGTGCGCGACCTGGTGCTCGACAGGCTGGGTGTGTCCGACGTGGTCTACATCGAGAAGGTGGGTGGTTATGTGGGCGGCAAGGGGGCCCCGGGGTCGGCCATGTTCAACTTCGGGCGCAATGTGGGATTCCTGCACGGACTGATTAGCAGCCGGAAGATCCGCACCATAGAGGTGCCGCCGCAGACCTGGCAGAAGACCATCCAGGCAGGCACCAAGGCCACGCACGGCGACCGCTGGAAGGCTCACCTGAAGCAGATCGCGCAGCAGCGGCAGCCGAGGCTGACGATTACACTCAAGACCGCGGACGCTGTGCTGATCCTGGAGCACGCCATGATTGCGGAGGGGTTGAAGTGAGTGCGCCAAAACCCAAACCCAAACGTCCCGTTGCCAAAATGTTTGTCGTGTCAGACGACACGCACAAGCGACTCAAAGAATACGCAAAGCGCAAAGGCTACAAACTGCAATACGTAGCAGACGAAGCGGTTAGTGAATATCTAAAGAGACAGGAGGCGAAATGAGCAACCAACCAATCAACGACGGAGGACCGGCGTTTGCACATACAACGCAATGGGACGGAATTACTCCAGCAATCAATTACCATGGTATTTCAATGCGCGACTACTTCGCGGCGAAGGCAATCAATGAAGTGGGATGGTACAACAACATAAACCAGAGCGCGATTATGGCTTACGAAATAGCCGACGCGATGCTCAAAGCGAGGGAAGCAAAATGAGCGACACCCCAATATCAGACAGTACACCTCACAACGTGGCCGATCTGGGGATGCTGTGCAGGAGGCTGGAACGCGAACTCAACGCGGCAAATGCAATCATCCGGCAGCAGCAATTGTTGGATGAAGCAAACCTGCGGCTTCAAGACCGCATCAAGCGGCTGGAGTCAGAGAACGACGCTCTCCGCGCCGATCTGCTGCTGTGGGACAAAGCTGGCATCGGATTTACCACGGATGACAAGCCGTGAACCTCAACGATTCCCAGCGCAAGCTCATCGCCAACAGCATTTCCACTGTTTGGAAGGGAAAGCGCGAATGCCCGATCTGCATCCCCACCACCGTTTGGAGCATTGGAAACCTCGTCGAGGTCCGAGAGTTCAACGAAGGTAACCACTGCCCCGGTGCTGCAATTACTCCGCTGATCCAAGTTAAGTGCAACAACTGTGGATATACCGTCCTCTTCAATGCCATCGCTCTCGGTGTCGTTGACCCGGACACAGGCAAAGTGAAGGAGGCCAAGCTGTGAGCGATACACCAAGGACGGATGCTGTCGATGCTAAGTGCAACGAGCTTGAGCTTGGGGATGCTATTTTTTACGCAATTTTCCACTTTGGAAAACTCGAACGCGAACTCAACGCGGCCAACAAGCGAATCAAAGAACTCGAAGCCAAAGTGGATGAACTCCACGACTTGGAGAAATGGTTGGAGGGAAGATGATTGTACCCATTGGCCCAGCCGCATTCGTGTTCCGTCACAATCGAACCGGCCAGATTGTCGTCGCACCCAGCGAGCGGTGGCATGAGTACTACGACAACAAAGAGGACTGGGAACACACCGCGAGCGTGAATGCTTGCGGAGCTTTACAGTACATCATCGACGCCAAACCGGCTGAGAGGAACCGATACATCAAGTCACTTACGGAGAAACCATGAGCAAAATCACAATTAAAAACTTTATCAACGAGCCGTGGCGCGAAGTTGGATTGGACGCAGAGAAACGAGGGGTTGAAATCTGCAAGCGCAACGGGATTGAGAAACCGGAGGCCAACATGGTGATGATTATTGGATTGTGCGACATCATCAACGAACTGAAAGCAAAGCAGATCAAACCATGACCATCGAAGAAATGAGAACCATTGACGCAGTGAAAACCTACAAAGAGCTGGAGGAGGCCCGTGCCAGGATCGCGCACCTGGAGGCTGCGCTTCGCAGGATCGCCAACCAAGACTATCGCGGCAACCGCTCAACCGAATCTCAGATCGCCTTTGAGGCGTTGAACCCATGATCACCAAACTGCACGAACTGCCGCCCGACCATCACCTGCGGAACACGGCCATCCAGCACATCGACGTGAGGATTAAGTGCCGGCACAGCGGGACCACCCGGGACCCGCGGACCTGGCGCATCAAGAACGACACCTACAACAGGCTGTGCGACACCTGGCAGAACAACTTCGACTTCATCATCCAACCAGCACCATGAGCGAGAACACAGTGGCCAAGAAACTCAAGCAGGGCGACGGCGTCTACTGCATCAGCAAGCAGGAGGCCGGCGCGATCTACAAGGCGGCCCGGGACTACAAGGTCGATGACGTCAGCTACTGGCGGCGCAAGCGGGGAAAGGCCGGCAAGTGAACGATCGCATGGTCATCGAGACGATGATGGAGTACGGCGGCTCGTTTGTGCGCAAACTGGGTGCCGCAGCCCTGGTGGCCGACCCAGAGAACCTGCGCAAGATTAAGAACGCATGGCCCGACTACTGGTCGAAGTACCAGCGCATGGCCCAGCAACTTTCCGAGGTCGAAAAGCAGGCCTCGATTCAACACAACAACAATAACAACATAAAGTAAGACGTATGATTATCAGTGCAACAGGCGGTAAGAAGGACTTCGCGCCGTGCCCCGAGTTTTCGGGACGGGCGGTGTGCGTGGACGTGACTCCGCTCAAGGAGTACGAGACCGAGTACGGCGTGAAGCAGAAGTTCAAGTTCGCGTTCGAGATCGAGTTGATCGACGACAGCCGGGATCCGGTGCAGCCCTGGGTGGTGTTCACCAAGCCCATGGTGCCGAGCCTGCATGAGAAGGCGGCGCTGACCAAGTTCCTCAAGGACTGGTTCGGCCGGAAGTTGACCGACCAGGAAAACAAGAGTCTGGATCTGGAGAGCCTCATCGGGCGGCCGGCCAGCCTGGTCATCGGGCACGAGCAGAGCGCGGACGGGAGCAAGACCTACGCGAACATCAAGTTGATCATGGCGCACAAGGCAGGCGAGCCGCTGCCAGCGAGCGGGCTGTGGGTGCGGCTGCAGGACCGGCCTGCGAAGGATGGAGCCGAGGGCAAGGCAGCGCCGGCAACAAGCGACTCGAGCTTCCGCAAGACCTCGGGCGGTGGACAGCCTCCGGCGGACGATGCGTCCAAGGTCAAGGTCCATGTCGGGAAGCACAAGGGCATCGAGCTCCGGGAGCTGACCGAGGAGAGCATCACGAGCCTGATCGAGCACTGGCTGCCCAAGGCCCGGGCCGAGGTCAAGCAGAGCGCGGACGACAAGCGCCTGATCAACGGCCTGATGTGGTACCAGGCCAAGTTCAAGGCCGACGAGGAAGCCCAGGTTAAAGTGGAGCAAGACGACCTACCCTACTGAGCCATGAATCCCACCAGGAAGAAGTACACCAAGGTGGCCCACCTCATCCCCGAGGTCATGCAGATGAGGGCCGAGGGTAAGTCCATCACACAGATCGGCGAGGTCATGGGCCTGACCAAGCAGCGCATCAGCCAGATCTCGCAGGCGGCCAAGATCAAGGCCGAGATCCAGGCGCAGTGGGGCTGGCCCTTCACCACGCGCACCTTCAATGTCCTAGACCGCATGGCGGTGAAGGACAAGAGCGAGGCCCTGAGCCTGTATACGTCCGGGCACCTGCATCCCAATGCCGTCACAGGCTTCGGATGGAAGTCCTACTCCGAGATCTGCGAGTGGCTGGCCGTGCCGGTGCTCCTGAAGAGGCCCAAAGAACCCAAGCTGTGCCCGCACTGCGGGAAGCAGATCTGACAACTTTCCCGGCAGCCCGTTGCTGCTGGGGACTCATGGACAAGCGGGGGGTGCGCATCCGCTGACAAACGCACAACTACCAATCCAAACCGTTTTAGCATTATGCCAGCAAACCCACGTATTTACTTCGACATCGAGACAGGACCGCTCCCCATTGCGGAGTTGGTCATCCCACCGTTTGACCCCGCTGCGGTCAAGCTGGGCAATATTAAGAACCCGGACATCATCGCGGAGAAGATCCAGCGGGCCGAAGAGAACCACGTCAGCGACTACATCAAGAACGCGGCACTGGATGCCTTGAGCGGCCAGGTGCTGGCCATCGGATACCGTGTCGAGCATGAGCAGCCCGCGGTGCTCTGCGCCGATACGGATGGTGAGAAGGCCATGCTGCTGCAGTTCTGGTCGCTGCTCGACAGTTTCGAGCGCAAGCCGCAGTTGATCGGATTCAATACCAAGCCGTTTGACCTGCCGTTCTTGTTCAAGCGGTCCTGGAAGCACCGGATCACCGTGCCCTACTGGATGCGCAATGGCAGGTATTGGACCGACCTGATCGTGGATCTGCGCGAGGTGTGGCAGCTAGGCGACAGCCGGGCGCACGGCAGTCTTGCTGCGATCTCCAGGCACCTCGGGCTGGGCGACAAGGCCGGCAACGGGGCGCACTTCCACGAGCTGTTCAAGACCGACCGCGAGGCTGCTATTGCCTACTGCCTGCGCGACGTGGAACTCACGCAGAAGGTCTCCGACATCCTCATCCCGACCTACTGATCCGATGATTACGAGCCCGTCTGTCCATGTGATCGAGGACGACTTTGATCCGACGCCCGAGGACCGTTTCATGGTCTGGGCAAAATCGTTTGGTAACGTCTTCCTCACAGGGCAGGCGGGCACCGGCAAGTCCACGCTCCTGCGGGAGTTTTTAAACAGGGTGGAAGGAGTCCGGGATGTGGCCATCACAGCCCCGACAGGCATTGCCGCGCTGAACGTGGGCGGGACCACCGTGCACAGATGGTGCGGGATGCAGTTGGGGCCGCAGGATGGCGAGGACTTCCTGCAGGCTGCCGAGCGGCTGGAGGAGCAGCCTTCGATTCATGGAGCCCGCAAGCGGGTGCGGAGCACCGAGGTGCTGGTGGTCGACGAGATCAGTATGATGGCCGGCAGGCACCTCGACTTCCTGAACTACTGGGTGAAGCGGATCAGAGAAGACAGCAGGCCCTTCGGCGGGTTACAGGTTATCTTCCTGGGCGACTTCCTGCAGTTGCCGCCGGTCAGGACCGACCAGAGCAAGGCCTACGACTGGGCGTTCCTGAGTCAGGCTTGGGAGGAGGCCGACTTCAAGACGATCAAGCTCGAGAAGGTGCGGAGGCAGAATGATCTGCCGTTCATCGAGATGCTGAGCGGGTTCCGGGTGGGCAGGATGAAGCCGCGGGACAACCAACTGCTGCGGAGTGCGCTCAGGATGAACCCGCCGGAGCACATTACCCGGCTGATGACGCACAACGTGCAGGTGGATAAGTGGAATAACTATCGGCTGAGTTCGATTGATGGCCCGATTGCTGTGTTTGACTCCGAGGTGCGGGGCGTGGATCAGGCGGTGGAGTTCGCCACCAAGAACATGAGCACGCCGCGGGTGCTGCAGTTGAAGCCCGGGGCTGCGGTCATGTTTACCGCGAACGATGCGGAGCAGGGCTTCTACAATGGGCAGGTGGGCCGGGTGGTGGAGTTTCGGGGTGGGGATATCGTGGTCGAGAGCCGCGGTGAGAAGATTTCACTGGGTCGGCGCAAATGGTTCTTTGAGAGTCTGGGTGTGACCGTCCAACAATACCCGCTCCGATTGGCCTACGCGATGACCATACACCGGGCGCAGGGACTGACCCTGGATGCCGCGAGGATTGATATACGGGCGGCCCGGGAGCCCGGGCAGGCCTACGTGGCACTGAGCCGGGTGCGGACACTGGGCGGGATCTACCTGACCGAGTGGCCGAAGGGCTGGTTCATCAGCGAGGAGGCGTTGCGGTTTGAAAGGCGTGAAGAGGTATGATGACGACGCAAGAGATTGAGGGCTGGCTGGGGACGCCGCTGTTCCTGGTGCCGCAGAGCCCGGGGACCAAGATACCGATGGTCAAGTACACCCAGGAGACCATGGAGAGTACGAAGAGGGATGTGTACCGGGTCATGCTCGAGCACGGGAACGTGGCTGTGAGGCTGGGGGAGTTCTCTGGCGGGCTGTGCGCGATAGACTTCGACGATGAGGGCAGCCTGGAGGCGTTCCTGAGGGTCAACCCGGTGCTGCAGGGGTCGGCAAGGTGGAAGGGGAAAAGGGGCGCACAGATTGGCGTGAGGATCACGGGCAAGTACCCGGGGCCGTGCGCGGAGCGGAGCACGACCGAGATGGTTCAGGTGGGTGATCGGTTGCTGGGCAAGCCATTGTATGAGTGGCGAAGCACGGGGAACCTGAGCACGGTCAAGGGCGTGCACCCGAGCGGGTGCGGGTACAGCGTGCTGGTGGACAGGCCGCCGGTGGCGCTGGAGTTCAGCCAGATCCGGTGGCCCGAGGGTTGGCCGGCTCCGGGCAGTCGGGATGAGATCGCACAGTTGATCCGGCAGCATGGCGTGCCCTGGACGTTCGGCCGGAGCGGCACGGGCAATCTGCAGGCTCCCTTCTTCGCGGCCTACATGGCGCACAAGGAAAGGTTCCTCTTCGATGCGGTGACCGGGATGCACTACTGGTACAAGGAGGACCGGGGTATCTGGATGAGCATGAGCCGCGAGGAGATGGCGCAGAAGGCCCTGGAGACCGCCAGGCGCGTTCTGTTGGATCAGGTGGCCTCGACGGAGGACCCGCGGCTGCCGGCGCTGCTGACGAGGCTGACAGCCAGCTTCGCGGACCAGGTTGTGGATCTCATCGGGAGGCTGCAGGTGGAGCGCAATCCGTTTTCCAGGCCGGACAGCGTGGTGCACTGCTCCAATGTCATGGTGGATCTACGGGCAGCACCCTACGAGATGCATGGCTTCGGGCCGGAGTGGATGTCGAGGAATCAGACGCCGGTGCGGTATGTCCAGGGGGCAAGCAGCGAGATGTGGCAGGCCTTCCTGGATCATGCGCTACCCGAGGAGGATGACCAGATGCTGCTGCAGAGATGGGGCGGCCTGGCGCTGCTCCAGAGGAACAGGCCGCAGGTGATTCTGTTGCTGACGGGGACCGGCGGCGGCGGGAAGAGCACGGTGGCCGGATTGGTCAGGCGGTTGGTGGGCGACGAGAACTGCAGCGAGCTGAGGACCGCGCACCTGGGCAGCAGGTTCGAGCTGGCCAACTTCCACGATAGGACACTGCTGATCGGTAGCGACGTGCCGCCGGACTTTCTAAGCTGCGAGGAGAGCCAGCAGCTCAAGGCTCTGACGGGCGGCGATAGGCTGAGCGTGGAGTTCAAGGGCAAGAGCGGGGCCAAGGCCGTGGTCGGCGACTGGAACGTCATTGTGACGGCTAATAGCCGGCTGAAGGTCAACGTGCAGGGAGATTTGGGAGCGTGGTCGAGACGGTTGCTGCTGCTAGACTTCAGCCAGCCCAAGCCGGAGAAGGTAATCCCCAACTATCACGACGTGATGATTGAGCGGGAAGGCAGCGGGATATTGAACTGGTTCCTGGAGGGCGCGGAGGATTTGTGCCGGGTCATGCAGGCCGGCAGGCCGTTCCCGGTGACCGAGAGGCAGCGCGGGATGATTGATAATCTGTTGAGCGAAAGCGATAGTGTTAGATACTTTGTTGTTAACCATGTCCGGGGTAGCAGTATGTCGTCGGATTGTATCACAACCGAGGAACTGTATAGTGCTTACATGACGATGTGTAACAACAAGGAATGGGGGCCTGAACCGGAGAAGCGTTTCCAGAAACGTGCCGCTGAACTGATGCTGGAGATACACCAGGCCATCCCGTCGAACCACATTCACCGTAGCGACGGTCAGCAACAACAATCCCGAGGCTACATGAAAGTAACCTTGACCGCATGAAAAGCACTGGATTTGTCAAGTGTTGTCAAGCGGTTGGGACGGGGGACGGCACTTCTCAACTCGGTGCTAGAAGTGTAAAAGTGGGTATAGGCTGCTCCAGGGTAGGAATGGAGTTGGGAAATGCCGTCCCTCCCGTCCCAAACACTAGACACCGCTTGACAGTGGTAGGCCTACGTAAAATTGGCTCGAAATTGGTCGGGCAATGCCCAGCCTGTGCCGAGGTAGGTGGGGACAAGCAGCGTAATCACCTCGTTGTCCAGGCAGACGGGAGGTTTGGTTGCGTTATCCACCCCGGTTCCAGTGGCAAGGCACATAGACAACGCATATTTCAGCTTATAGGAGACAAAAGCGGCAAGGGTAGGCAGCACTTGCCCGCAACACCATTAGACATATCACTGTTATGATAGTAACAAACACAACGAAACTATTGATGGAGGCACCGCACCTTGTGAAGGTAGGTGTGCAGCGTGGCTGGCTGTCGTACCCCAAGGACATGGCGTTCAAGGAGGACGGCACGCCAGCCCCGGTCATGCAGGATGAGCCGGAAGTCACCGAGCAGCGCCACACGCCGGACATGGCACGCAAGGCCTACGACCTGCGTGACCGCGGCCTGTCGCTGAACGATGTTGCCACGGCCTGCCAGGTGCCCCGAGGCAGCGTGGTCTATCTCATCACCAAGGGCCACGAACTCTACCTCGCAAGCCAAAGGAAGGACATTGAACCATGACCACAACAAAGGCAGAATCCCCGCAGATGGAAGATCCATTCATTTACGCACCGCAGCCGACCAGCAAGGTCCAAGCAGTAACCCAGGCAGGCACCAGGCCGTCCATCCATGTCTCGCTGTACGCCTACGGTGGCATCAGCGCAGCCTGCATGATGTCCTGGGTAGACCTGACGGCCACGTTCGCCCGTTCAGACAGGCAGACCGATCTGCGCACGATCCGGGAGGATGCCCTGATATCCCGCAGCCGTTGCCGTGCAACCAAGTGGTTCCTCGACAGCGGCAAGGACGTCTGGATTCAACTGGACCACGACATTGAGTTCACCGCGGCCGATGTCATCCGCATGGCCGAGTTGGCCCATGAACATCAGGCAACCGTCTGCATCCCCTACTCATGCCGCTCACTGCCCGCCAGGCCGGCCCTGCGTCCCAAGGCGGAGCACCTGCAGGCCCTCAAACATCAGGTGAATGACGCTGAGTGCGCAGCGGAGCTGGTGCCCATCACCATGTTCGCATCGGGATGCCTCGCAATCCCCCGTAAATGCCTTCTGGCGACACTTGATGCGCTGGAAGGGTCAGGAGTGCAGAACCCGTACAGGATCGGCTGGTGCGAGGATGTGCGCGTCGAACGCTTCCCGACCCTGTGGATGCCACTGGCCATGGAATCCATGCCCGGTAAACTCGAGTATCTCAGTGAGGATTACGCTGCCGCAGTCAGGATGACCCTGGCCGGAGTGAAGCACCTCTCGATGAAGCCCCGGAAGCAACTCAACCACTGGGGAGAGTTCCCCTTTAGCTTTGCGCCTTATGCCGGGTGAGAAACCAAAGAAGAGGCCGAGTCTCGAGGACGTCGCCAAGGCCGCTGGAGTCAATTACCTGTACACGCAGCGAGTGCTGTCAGGTAACACCGAGATCCCCCAGGCAACGCAGGAGAAGGTCTTCAACGCAGTCAAAGAGCTTGGGTACGTCAAAACACACCACCCCGGCCAACACTTCAACAACAAGCTGACCCAAGAGAAAGCAGACGCTGTCGTCGCTGGTATCCTGGAGAACAAGTCGATTGATAAGATTGCGGAAGAGACCGGACTTGGCCCCACCACTACGTTTAAGCTGATCCGAGGAGTTAAGGTCCCGGTAGACTATCCAGAAAACGAGGAGGACTGGCGGAAAGACGTGACCGGGTTTTTGGAGGTTGCAATCTGGAAGGGCACCAAGCGACTAGCTGAATCCTCTATTAACTTGATAGATGATAGGGGCTTACCCGTAGCGGTCGCTGTGCTAACCGACAAACTTTCTGTAATTAAGGGTCAACCTACCTCAATTCACCTTGCCATGACGGCCTCTGTGAGCCACCGCGACCTGATGAAGGACCTAAAAGAGCGCAATGTGACCCCCGTGAACGACGAGCAGACGCCCGACCTGGTTTAGGTAGTGGCCCGAAATGTCCTACCCCTACCGCGGAATCGTCATCGAAAACCACGACTTCAGGCCTGTTTCAGCGTTTTCTTGCACAATAGCAGTTATATTCACTTCGCAACGCAAACACGCAGCAAACCCCTGCAAACATTGATCGAAACGCACTTTTGCCCCACTCGGCAGACCCAGTGTCCTACCCCGTTACACAAGGCAGACACCAGGCCGCCCGGGCCCCCGGGGGAGGGGGTCGGGCAATCCGCGGCGACGGTAAAAGTCGACGGGTTCTCTAAAACGAAAAATATTGATAAATGAGCCAACCACTCTGCCTCACCTGCTCCAAGCCCTTCGAGATCATCAAGCAGCGCGAAGGCCCCAAGCAGAAACGCTTCTGCACCGAGGCCTGCAACACCGCTTGGTGGAACGAGCAACCGCAGCACCCCGTCATCCCCAAGGTCGACGCCTCGCACCCACGCGCCCTCGAGCTCAAGCAGAAGCGCACCCAGCTGGTGCTCCTCGAGAAGGCCGACCCCTACACCTACGGCTACATCCCGGACCACTGGGAGATCGCCAACACCGAGTATTTGCTCACCCAGGAGCTACTCATCTCCGGCGGCAACCGCGCCGGTAAAACCCTCTGGGCCGCCCGCCGCGTGGTTCAAACCCTCCTCGAGAAGGAGAACGCATCGGTTCTCTGCTGCCACACCTCCCACGCCACCTCGGTCACCGTGCAACAGCCCGCGATCTACAACTACCTGCCCGTCGCACTCCGGGCCACCAAGAAGGGCCGCATCCACTACCTGAACTACAGCCGCAAAAATGGCTTCACCGACGGCTCATTCATCCTACCCAACGGCTCCCGCTGCGACTTCCTGAACTACACTCAGTCGGAGAACACTATCGAGGGCCGCGAGGCCGACATGATCTGGTGCGACGAGCTCGTGCCCCAATCCTGGGTGGACACACTGCGCTACCGCCTGATCACCCGCCGCGGCAAGCTCCTGGTCACCCAGACTCCCCTCGAAGGCGTCGCCTCGGTCTACAAGGAGTTCACCGCCGGCTCCGCAATCACCCGCTTTGACGAC